ATGAAAAAAATTAACATCACTGCATGGCGTATCAATCTAGTGGGCATCATAAAAATCATTGCAATACTAATAATTTACGGGGTAATGATTTGGGGTGGCTTAAACCTGACAAGCCGATTTACTGAAACGGGCAATGCCGATACAGTACTAGTGATTGGGGTATGTTCACTAGCTCTGTCATTTATCTCTTCAACATATTTTACGCAAAAATATCTTCCAGAAATTCGCTTTGCAAAAAGCTCTGTCAACATCATCGGTATATTGTCACTGGCTACGGCTGTTACTGCCTGCCTTGCAAGCTACTTTGCAGGCGAGGAAAAAATAACAATGCGTAATGTGACATATATCGTGCTTACGATTGTGTTCTTTGTACTGATGTTTTTAGACACAAAACGGCATAACAAAAACAACAAACCCACTTCAGAAGATGCATAAAAAAAGTGCAGGTAATTATACCTGCACAATCTTAACTTCCACCTAGTAACAGAATCAGTACTTGAAAGATCTGCCCCAGCGGTAGACTGAATATTACGATACCGAAATAGTCCAGTACTGGCACAATTACGTAATTCCATGCGATGATAAACGCCAGCACGTAACCTAAACATTGACGCCAAGTAAATCCCTGTCGTGTTTCTTCAAGAGTAATCTGGTTTTGTTCGTGATTAGTCTGAGCTGTTGATTCGCTTTTGCTTTGCTCTTTTTTCTGGAAAAAACCAAAACCAGTTTTTATTAGTTCGATGATTGCCGTAATCATTTTATATCCTTTTGAATCTGGCAAACGCAGGAATAAACGCGATGCCCTTTGAAAACGTGATTAAAACAGTACAGTACTTTCACGCTTGTATTAATTTTAAGTAGTTCAACCGATAGTGCATCACCCTCATTTACCCGAGGCGTATTATCATGATTGAATGTATAAACCACTAAATCACCCTGAGAGTTATCGACTTTCTTCTTGATAAACTTGCTACCAGAAAATTGATTATCATAGGGAATTGTCACACTGACAGGTTTCACAGTCTGGAATGAAAACTTATCCAGAACAGAGTGATCGTAGCAGGGGAATTTGTCTAAATCGTTCATTATTTTTTCCAGCGATAGTCAAATGTACCGCGTAAGTTTCTCAATTGTTCAATTACTTTTTTCTCTGTCTCGTCAAAGAAGTCAAACAGGCGTTTTCTGCCTACGGAACCGTAGTAACCAATAACCCGTTTTTCTCTTGCAAGTTTCGGATTGCGTTTAGCAGATTTTTTCGTCGTGTCGATTAGGTACGTATTTCCGTTCTTAGACTTTACCTTCTTATATCGGTTGTCTTTTGAGCGGGCACGCAACTGTACAATATTCCCATTTTTACTTAATTTCGCATTCGAGGTAGGTATAATTTTTGATTCGGGTACTGCATATTTTGGGTCAAGAATGTACTTCAGATATGAAGCCTGTGCTGGCAGTACTACTATCTGATTGACAGTTTCGTACTGATTTTCTTTCTTGTTTTTGAAAATCATACTGCGGGAAGTGAACGGTACTACCCCACCCTTCACTTCCTGGTTGAGCTTTACTTGCATTTGTTGCGTGACAGTACGCATTTTCTTACTGAGTTCATTATTGAATTGCTTACCGATTTTAGGAGCATTATTGTTTATGAACCGCTTCATATCATTGGGACTATTGCCCTGACGCCATGCCATTATTTCAATTCCTCTATTAACGTTTGCATTACCTGAAACAGTTCATTGCCATCTTTAGGCAAACGGGCTTTGCACATTATTGCCCTGTTCAGATTATTGGACTGGAGACCATAGAAACTTATCAGGGCTGTCTCAACTAAGGCCGCTTCATTACTGGTCTTGAAACACCACAGAATGTATTTCTCATAATCACATCCAGATTCAATCATTGAATTGACAGTTTTACTACTGCCAGTGTATGTCTCCCAGTCACTCGCTTTGGTAGTGTCTTTCAGATCGGCAATATCTTTTAACTTTCTGTAGACATGCTTCATACCGATATAAAAACGCCCGTCATCGAAACGAATCAGGTATACAAAAGCACAATAACTACCCGAATCAACATCTTTTATATCCCATGTACCTGGGTTATATGCCTGCCACTCTTTTTCAATTTTCACAATAAATACTCCATATAGGATTATTTATCGGGAAATTGATCAAATGGAATTGAAAGAAAGACTCAAAATCTATGAAGGGACCAAAGAATATCAGGCAAAATTCAAGTACTTCAGGGATGGGAAGTTTTACCCTTATGCGGATTCATTAGGAAAAATGACTGTAGGCTATGGGCATCTCATCACTAAGAATGAAGATTTTAGCGGAGGCCTGACTGAAGCGGAGGCTGATGCATTACTGGATACAGATATTGCCATCGCCGTTACAGCAGTTCAAAAGTTAGGGCTGACTGTCCCCAGTGACTGGAATGACTTTCTGGTACTGATGATCTTCCAGCTGGGTTTAGCCGGAGTTCAGAAGTTTGAGAAGATGTTAGCTGCACTGCGAGTACAGAACTATTCGCAGGCTGTTAAACAGGCGAAAGACAGCCTCTGGGCACGTCAGACACCATTTCGTGTACTGGATATGATAGGACAATTAAAAAACAAATAAAAAAAGGGGCCTTAAGCCCCTTTTGTGTTTTCTAAAATTGTTAAAATCTTCTCAACCTTCAAATTCATGGCATTAATCTGATCTTCAAGAATTTTCAATGTCTTTTTCATTTCGGCATTTTCGGTTTCTAATCTATTAATACTATTTTCTGCAAGAGCAATTTTTGTTTCTATTTGACCTACTCTATCAAGTAGATCTTCTGTATCAGTTGTTTTATCACGGTAGACAGTCCATAAAAAAGCCATACCCGCAACAATGCAAGCCGCACAAGCTACGATTGTACCTAGATCCATTTCTGACCTCGTTGTTATAATTATTATAATGGGGTTTTCACCCCATATTATTTATCCATTACTCACTGGGTTTTCGCCTGCACGGTACAGTAATATATCTAATCGGTCATCAGCCACTTTACCGATGCCAATGCCACAACTACCCGTACGATCATCAGATGCCATTACATAAATGTAGTTCATCTTGCCCCGCCCTACCGCTGGGATAATAAGATTATCAACATCAAAGGTTTTCGGTGCATATTTACCACCAGTACCTGCGTCAAATGACCAGATTAACTGGTTAGCCAGACCATCACCACCCATGAAAACCTGAAACATGTTCCATTTCCATGCACCAAAAATCAGGTGAATATTACTGTTCAAAACCCGGTCAAAATCTTCACCATTGATACGCAATGCCGTATAGAGATGCCCGGCTACTGGAGTAGTCCCCCATATATTAGGACTGCGTTCGACTCCGCTTGTCTGAGGACGACACTGGTCCCCGAGGATCCTTGCAGCAGACAGAGTACCCCTAATAATACAGCTATCATTTATGATTACGTTATCTAACGTACCGGACGTTGCCTGAATATTCCCTCTGACATTGACGTTACCAAAGTTCGCAGACCCGTTTTTATTGATCATCCAGCCATTCACGCCGTCCCAGTTACTACTCTGTATCTGCTGGGCAATTTTGGCACTGTCAATAATGCCGTTCTGGAGATGGGCATTTAGTACACTCAGCTGTGCGATCTTCGAACTGTCAATTGCGGCGTTTTGTATTTTCGCACGTGACACACTCAGATCATTAATCATCGCCTCATTAATAGCCGCCGTTGCAATAACTGCACTGTTAATGAAGGTCTTACCGTTCTGAACGACAAACGGATAAACCTTATCGCTCTGTTTGGCAGAGTCAGTACTGATAATACTGAAACGGTCTGCCATAACCGTAAAAACAGAGTCTTTCTCATCAGCTGCTAATGCAATACCTGTTACGTTACCGTTATTGGATACCTGTACCTGCCAGCGTGACCCCAGCTCATCTACAATCTGTTTTTCAACAATGCCAGTAGCAACTTCGCTGTTTAACAGATTATCAACGACATCATCGTTGAGCTTACTGTATGGCACCTTCGTATTCTGGTTAAAACCAATAGTAGGCGACCATACCAGTTCATCCTGACCGAACAGATCGTAGGCGGCTACGCGTGCGTACCAAGATCCATCATCAATACCGAAAGAGGCACTGTAACGGTTGGCACTGCTGAAGTACTTCAGACCCGAACTAAAGCCTTCATCCTTAGCAAGCTGTAGTACAACGCCTGCATAATCAGACACGTTAGATTCAGTCCAGTCGATGAATACCGAATCAAAACCACTACGCAGGTTGATACCCAGTAGCTGTGGATGCTGGGGGTTACTCACCTCAATCTGTACTTCCTCAGAGAAGATACCAGTACCCCACCCATGAGCCACGATACCGAACACTCTGTAACGGCTCAGGCCATCGCTGGTATTCATAGCGAACGTGTAAGTCCATGTGTTAGTGGTTGTGTAGTACGAGGTAATGTACTTACGGTAACGGTCATATACGCGGATTTCGTAGTACTTAAAGAAGTCTGCGAACGTCTTACCATTCACTACAGCACTGCTCTGATCATCCCAGCGGAAAATAAAATCCTGTGCATAGGTCTGGTTCAGACCCATATCATCATTCACCATATCCAGATTAGTAATCTTCGGTAGTGCAAAAATGATCTGTGGCATCTGGTTATAGATAGCCACCATTTCAGATGAATATCCGAGCGTGTTGTACGCCTCAATGGCAAAATCGTACTGAACGCCGTAGACGAGATTCAGTATTTCAAATTCTGTCGTATATTTCCCGACTTCCCCGCCTTTGGTCCATACGGTTGAATCGCTGCGTTTGTACTTGATTTTGTAACCACGTACTGAGGTGTCCTGACTCAGATCCCACGTCAGCAGTACAGCGTTACCTGAAGCGGTAGCACCTAAACGCTGTGCTCTGAGGTTGCCTGGAGGTGCAACGTATGTAGGATTAGGTAGATTAGTTAAGCCGTTTTGCGGGAACTTGCCAGGGTCTTTACCCTGATAGATACCGTCATCATACGAGATTGCAGTAATCTGAATGATACCCGTTTTATCTACTGTCATCGGCACAGTACGGGACACTACGCGATATTTGTTATTGACGAATCCGGCTTCCTTGAAACTGATTGTGAATACATCGAACACTTTCATATCTGTGATAAAAGTATTAAAGGTAATTGTATTGCTTATGTACTTAGACTTTAATAGCTCGATGTTACTTAAAGTAGCTAATTGCGTTTTGTCCTGAACCCATTTATAATTTAAATCTTTCTTAATGATATAACCATCAGCCGCTACAGTACTGTTATTAATTGCATCACTTGGATAACGAATGATATCTTCTGAATAGTCATTATCTGGATTCGTATAAGTACTGTCCATTGTATTGACGTAATCAGCTTTAGTCCCTGTCGTGATATTAACACTGCCGACAATATTACTTTCATCAAAATGCTGTACTGCAATATCTGGTGCATCAACAGTCATGTAGAGCACGCCATTAGACTCATAGAGTACACCGCCGAACGTACTTAACATTGCCTCAAGGTTTTCCTTGAATGACTTATCGTACTGAATGGTGCCATTAGAATATAAATGATTCGCTTTACAGTAGTTAGCCATATTACGGAAACTGGTAATATCAATATCATTTGGATTCAGTCCAAAGCCGAAATCTGTATCCGTCATGAAATCATAAATCTGGCTCGGCGGGTTTGAGGACGGCTTCTTGATGTTGTCTGTCAGGTCATAAATCAAACGGCCCTTCATCTCTACTGAGAGCGTGTAATTCATGTTAGTCAGAATGCCATCGATCATTGAATCGTTAGTTTTCCTGATGACAGTACAGATCTGTACGAGACCATCACCCCGCATTTCATCTGTCCAGCGACCACCATATTGACGGGCCAGGGTCATTGCTCCGCCGTAGGACGGCTTCCCGAAACGAACCTCTAACTGGAGGTAGTTACGGAATTTTGGCAGCATCATTGAGGTGGGCAGCTGTCCCTCTGCCGTGATGAATGCTCCATCCACGAGGATTGGTGCATTATCGATATAAATCTGTTTAATTACCCCGCCACCCTCAGTACCCGCTCCCGGCGTCAGGCCGATCTCACCGATGCTGATGGCGTGTACAGTACAGAGCTGGTTAGATGTACCGTTGTATACGTTCTGCCAGACCACGATAGATCCGGCCTTAATGAATGCCTCATCCAGGTTATTACGGTTCGTACCACCGTATACGATGGGGATACCCGTACTGGGGCTGGTAGACCTGGCATTACTGCTACTTGTACTGGGATATGAAACCCCTGATTGTCCGATGTTCATCATCTGTGATGATGAGATGTAACTGAGGGCTGCTGAACCCAGTCCGATAGCAATGATTGCTAATGTACTTAGCCCTGCCGCATAAGCTGCTGCCGCAGCTGATGCCCCAGCGATAAGGGCCACGCCCAGTGCTGCAACTGCCATTACTCACTACTCCCTGTGAATCTGTATATTTTTTCTTTTTCCATCGGGCTGTAATAAGCAATGACATAATGAGTACCTTCTTCATTCAGTACTATAACCTTGCCACGCCAGAATACAGTGCAATGACCAGAGGCAATAATAATATCGCCATCCAGTGGCTCATTAACTAATTCGCCCTTTGCCCTGCACAACCCTGATAACGTAGGAAATGAGCAATTTTCCTTTGCATATTTCCTGCCTGCTGTTGGTGTAGTGTATTTGTGATAAATTTCATCGCGGTATTTTGACCCGGTGATCATATCAATAACTGTCAGACACATAACGTGGCAATCATTCTCGCCATACACTAACTGCATCCCTGCGAGAGTACTTAAGTACTCTGTAATAAATCCATTTTTCATTTACTTCTTACTCGTTTTCCAGTACTGCTCACTCGCATTTAAGATGCCTATCAGATCAAAGAATTTATCTCCAGGATGGGTACTCTGATGAATACTCGTGCTTGAAAGCAGCCGCTGTGTCTGGTCCAGTTTTTTCCAGAGGCTGGATAAATTGACTGTTGTTGTATTAGTGGTTTCTGTACCCTGAACGTTAAAATCAGAGCTGAAGTTATCGATATAACCACTGAAAATCCGGTAGGCGTAGAGAATCGAGCCATTAGCAGGATTGACGATACCCATCCAGATATTAACTTTTGCGTCAGTCCACAGACCACGCAGGGCACTGCTCAGGTATTCCTGATTGATATTATTAACCTTGAATGACGTACCGTTGTTATTGATTTGGTTTTTCTCAACGTAATTTGCAAAACTTGAATCGAGAAAATCAGGTACAGATGTATAAGTGATGCCGTTATAACTCTGGTCTGAAATGGCATCTGTCAGATAAAGGTTGCCGCCCTTCGGTGGAAAAATATCGATGAGTTTTACCATAATGCCGCACTGATATAACTCTTTCTCAGTGAGAATGGTTTTACTGTCGCCTCTCATCGTGTTCCAGTAATTGACCAGTACTGGATTGTTTAATACATTATTTGAGATCGACATATTAACCTCTGATATTTTCAGTGGCGTTAATAGTGATTTCCATTACGTTAGTACTGGGTAGCTCATAAACTGAGTTCTGAGGATTGAGGACAAACGAGCCTTGCAGGTTATCAAACTTAATGACTTCGCTCGTCTGGATTGCCCTGATTAACCCCGGATAAATGGAAATGGTGTAACCATTATTTGCTGTGATTCTGTAGAGCTTCTTATGCCCGTTAAACTGAATCAGGGAACCAACTTCCAGAGTATTACGGGAAGCCGTAACTGTAGATGCCCCTGCGGCAGCCGCTGCTGTAGCCTGGACAGCCGTTGTCTGTGTGCCATTGTACTGACCCCACCATCCGAGCGACATATCGAATGGTTTACCCGATCCGTACTGCCCATAAAAGCTAGCCAGCTCTGCCCGGTCTTTCTTATTCATTGTAACCTTGAATGTCAGGGTAAAGTACTGCACCCCCACCATTCGGGTTAGTGTTTCTCCTGACCAGGTTTGAGTTTGATATTGTGGCCTGTTATCGCTAAGCACAAAACCGCTTATTAATGCGTTATTAAACATGCAAATAGTCCTTTATTAATAAGCCCACATCCTGTGGGCTATATTGTATTTATACGTTTTTCTTCTGAGACTTACGAATAGCCTGAACAATCGTATCAGCATGTTTATCACACAGAACCTGAAACCTAGACTCTGTTAGATCACCACTGTTCTGAATGATTAGAGGTGCATCAATTTTAATTTCTCCAGAACTGTTACCGCCGTCCTGGTTATTGAGGTATTTTGTCAGGTCCTGGTTAAGCGATTTGCCCACTACACGCTCCCCCTTTTCGAGGTTATACGTACCAGTCGCCGGGAGTGAATCCCAGCCGTCATGAGCCTGACCCTGGATCTTAGTCCCTTTGATAGTGCTCATGATCTTGGCACCCTCAGCTGCCACCTTAAGGCCCGCCGGGATCCCTAAAGGCCAGCCCAATTTCATAGCCTCTGAGATGCCCTGCTGGATGTTGATCATGCTCTGAGCTACTGCGATCCCCTTGCTGATAGCAAATGCTGCCACAGCTGCGGCGTTAGACTCTCCGAACGCACCCGCCATCATTGTTCCCAGATCCTGTGCACCAGTTGCATACATACCTAGCGTTTTGTTTGCAGCGTCGATGTTAGCCTGAGCGATCTTGCTACTCGTAGCATCGTTGATTGCTGCCATGCGATCCTGATACTCCTGATACCCCTGTAACTTAGATTCATAGAGCTGCTGATTTAGGGCTAGTTCTGCCTGTCCGTCTGTACTGATCTTGTCCAGAGTAGACTGGTCCGCCGTCATCTGGAACGGATCGGTAGTGCTGATACCTAAACGCTGATCCTGTGCATTCTGGATATCAGTGAGCTGATTACCGGTAATGTTCTGACCACCAATGGCGGCAATGTTCTGCCCCAGCTTTTTAGGATCTGACTCGTTCAACATTGATTCGGTCATATCTTTGAACATGCGTTTACGGGATTCGTACTGGGCCTGGAGCATTTTTGTCACTTCTGACTCAGACGTACCCAGAACCTCCGCACTCTCTCGTATACGCTGCTCAATGGCGTTCTGTTGTTCTGTAAACTGCTGCACCTGTACCTGAGCACCAGAGCCTGCGATAGAGGTCATGGTTTGCTGTAATACCTTTTGTGCCTGTATACGTTTTGCATTTGCCTGTTTCTGAGCTGCCTCGGCCTTTGTAGCCTCTGCCTCTGCCTTCTTTTTGGCGGCATCGGCGGCCTTATCATCTTCAGCCGTGAGGCTCTTAACGAGATCTGCCCGCTTTTTTTTATAGCCCTCAGTCAGGGTGTCGATATCAGCCTGCATGGCTTTAGTATTGCCGCCATAAGCCTTAAGTACACTCTTCTCAATCGCTTCCTTGGTCTGCCTGTACTGTACATCCAGTGCATCGATTGAAGCCTGAGTAGCCTGTTTCGCTGTCTGGAAAGTTTTCATAGAAGCACTGATTGTACTTTTCTCTACTCCCTTACTGTAATCAGCAATAGTACTCTTCAGATTATCTAAATTGGCCTGTGCTAACCCTACGGCAAAACTTAAATTATTATTAAGCTGTTTCGAATCTTTTTCACTTTGTTCTGCTAACTGTTGTCCAAAAATGGAACTATTTTTGAGTAGGTTTTGTTGAAAACCCTGCTGATAATTTTTAACGCGATCTAACCCTTCCTGACCAGTCGCAGCGGCTGCGGCGGCAACAGGTTTACTGTTAAGGATACGAGTCATTAAATTTAGAATATCTGCGAGGTTACTTGCAATCGGTGCGATAGCAGAGTTATTCCATTTTTCCCAAGCGATAGATAATGTTGCAGTACTGGCACGATACTTCTCAAACGCTGCACTTTGTTCTTCAGTTAGCTGTATTTGTTGAGTACTTAATTTATTATTATATTCCTGCTCTGTATTGTACTGCTTGAGTACTGTCAGTCTTTTCGCTGCATCACTACCCATTGTTTCAAACATATTGATCATTTGAGATGCACTGAGACCCTGTGCCTTAGCTGCAAAATAAATGTGTGCGTACACGTCCTCGCCAGCATCAGCCATCTTCTGTAGCTCAAGAACGTTCAGCTTCAGCGGCTGGATAACGTCAGTCAGCATTGAACCCGCACCATTAGTGAGGGCATCGCCTATGCGATCTTTCAGGTCCTTAGACTGATCGGCTATGTCTTGAAGTGTTAATCCTACACCGGCGTACATGTTAGCCATCTGTTGTAACTGCGTAATACCTATCTGTGACAAAGAGCCAGCCTGAAAAATTTCGAACGCTTTCTCTGATTGCTCTGAAACTTTTGCCATAGTCCCGGCTATTGCCAGTCCAGCTACACCAACAGCCCCGGCGAGGCTCCCTACAGCCATTGATGTTTTGGACAGGCCAGTAGTGATCCCACCGAACGAGCCTCCCGCCCTGTCAGAAAAATCGCCGATACTGTTCGCCGCATTTTTTAATGATCGCTGAAGCCCGGATTCATCACCCCGTATTTCAAATATCATTGCCTGTAAATTATTTTGTGCCATTTTGTTTTACTCCCATCCATTGAAGCATATTTTTCTTCTGTTGTTCTGCGATCCGTTTCTCTCTTTCTTCTTTCTGCTCTTTTATCGTTTTGGTAGAGATTAAATTCAATGAATCCAGCTCGTGAATATTGAACTTAGGAATATCTTCTTTCCTGATATTGCCAGTACTCAACCATATAGCCTGTAGAAGTTCTGTATGGCGAATCTGTTCAACCTGAGCAGAATCAGGGTTTACAGTTTCGTTATATATCAACAGGTAATAGAAAAGCAAAACGGGCATGGTGCAGAGTTCTTCCACACCACACCCGTTTTTATTCAGAAGTGATAACGCCAGTTTGAGAACCGGATCGCGTCTCACTTTGCCTCGACATCTTCCGGTTTGAACGCTTCGGCAAATACGCGACCAATCTCATTATTTAATTTTAACTGAATAGTCAGGTCTACATTTTTTTCGACTTGTTCTGCTGAATCAAAAAGTTGCTTACCGGATTCATCTACTACACAATAAAAAATTGCCTTAAATGGGTCTGCAACTTCAGCATTGTCTTTAATCGATGGTAGTTTGATATAAACAGTAACAGTGTCTGTTAGTTTAAATGGTGTCAGTTTTACACCAATTACACTCATTAAATTTTCAAAATCCATTCTTCATTACTTCCCGGAAACTTCACCAGTAGCGACTGGAGCACCAGAGACGCTGACGACAAAATCACGCTGTACGGCACTGTCAAAGTCACCAGAGATGCTGTCTGATGTCACATAGCCGTTGACGATTGAGTAGTACGCCGGGCCGCTGGTATCACCCAGATTCTGGAAATAGGTGATTTTCACCTGTACCAGTTTCTGTGAGGAAGCTGCCGCAGCCAGCATTTCCTGTCCGACAGCACCAGGACGCCAGAAAACTGACAGAGTGAGATCGGGTACGTTACGGGAGCCGGGGATCTTCTTGGCGTACTGTTGTCCGAAAGTGTTGATACTGACTACAGTACTTTCAGCACCAGCAGCTGCCGGAAACGCCGCGAGTTCTTCAACCACTGTATAAGTGGTTGCCTGAACGCCACCTACTGGAGCATCAGCGATTTCCACTTTGACGTTGTTAGCAATAAACGTTGAGGTAAACATTTTTAATTCCTTTAAAATATAGGGTGAAAATCCGTTTCACCCCTCGTTATTATTTATTTATACGTACAGGTTAAAGTACTTCATATATAGAGCTAAACCCCTGAGAAGCTCGCCTGTATAAAAGCCGAAATACATACTGTTGTTTTGCTCTGTATTTTCATTGCCGGGTCTGATTGCAGGACACCAGCAACCATTGATTACATGATTTGGTGAAATTACATCATAATTATTCTGTATTTCTGTAAACAGTAGATCTAATAGCTCGTGATCCGGATAACCAGCAATTGCCATCATTGATGCCCCGGCTAACCACAAACCAGACATATGACCTGTAAATCCGTCATAAAGTACTTCACCCGTATCTTTAAAATAAGTCGGTGCATGACCATCATTGTTTTTCATAAACCACTTGAGATAGTTCATCCAGTTCTGACAGTACGTAATGATGTTCTGCGGTATCACATAATCCCCACGCTGAAACAGCTCATGAATCACATCACATCCGGCAAAAAAGGCACGAGGTTCATAACCAGACCATGCTTCAGCATACCAGTGCTGCATAATAAACGTATCTGGTTGCTCACCATCCGGCAGATAGGCCAGTGCATCCTGACGGTTCCATACGAACGCCTGTGCACACGGACCGGGTAACGCTGGCCTGAACTTGTTGGTAAACCAGTTCTGAGCGTCACACAGGAAATTGATACTGTTGTTCAGACGGGTCTCATCGATCTGAGTACCGTTAAAACACCATATAGCGGGTAGCTGATATCCTGGGTAGGGTAATCCACGCCACCCACTGTAAAGCTGTGCGTATGGGTCTGTGATGTTAGAGAACGGTATGAGGCCGGGAGTATATGCGAGACTGTCTAACATGTACTGATTGATCACACAGTCCCCTAAACGGGCAGTATAACCAGAATCAGTACTGTTATTGAATGTCAGTGTAACCAATACAGAATAGTCACCCGTACCGCCATCATCATATAGTTCTGGCAGGTCATTAATACAGTACCAGTCAATACGTCCAGAAACACCATCTACTGGATCATCATCAAGCAACAGCGTAAATTCCTCACGTCCAATTAATGTTGGCGATGCCGGAATAGGATCTGTTTGAATCTCACTGCCGTCCTCCGGGTCAATAGTGAGGGGATGATCTGGCTGATAACTATTAAGTTTAAAGTCTGTAATTGAGAATACTTTCGTTACCCACTCACCATTAGTTGCGGGTAGCATCGCCCACCAACGCCAGTTATTATCATCACTGATACGGAAGTTAAAATTATCGTTATAGCTCCGATAGGTGAAAGATATAATATCCTGTTTCTCATTATCAAATATCCAGAAACCAACCACCATCCCGCCGCCACCATCCATAGTACTGGTAATGACGTTATCATAGTACTTTCCAGCAATACCGGATTGATATTCGAGTTTAGTAACAGTATTGGAACCATAATCACTAATCATACGTAAATCAGCAGTAAGGTATTGCCCACCGTCTGGTTTACTGATCCGTGTAAAATGATCTAACGGTATATTCATTGCTGTAATACTGCCATCGGTATTAGTGATTGGCAGACCGCAACGATACTTAACAGCACCTGTTTCAGTTTTTGTTTTATTGGCAGTTAGGGCTACTGCAAGGCTCAATGCACTACCGGAAGTATCTACACCACCATATTCAACATAGAAATTACTCGAGTTATTGAACTTAAACCATATTGATTGCTGCTCTAGTGTAGTCTGTGCTGTTGCATTTTGATTGATGACAATGAACCCTTGCTCATCCCGTGAGTATGTAGCTACTTGATCACTCGGATAGAAGTAGTCATAAGAGATACCATCCGTGAACGGCGTCAGGGCAGCTGTGGATTTACGGAAAAACTGATCGTACTTATCAATGTCTGAGTAGCCGATACAGGTAATCAGAGAGTTTTGCCACGCTAACCAGTACTGACGTTCTCCGGTAATATCCCAGAGCAATTTACAGGCCTGGCAAAACCATAATTCCGCATCTGACGCATTATCACTGAAATCGAGATCCCCATAATTATCGATGGGTACATGTACCGGGCGGTTGTGCCAGCGTTCATTACGTTTCAGCAGATAGCCGCCATGCTCTACCGGGTTACGTGTTGCATAGTTGAAGCGGTACTGACCATTAATAGAAGTGTCCTTGAGCTGTACTGTACCGATCTGGCTGGTTAGCCCTGACTCCAGTACATCCCCGTTACTGTCCACTTTGCGTCCTGTACGATCTACTATCCAGTCTACATCATAGGTAGGCCCTTTCTTCTTCCAGTCCGTAGAGCCTTCAGAATCCCACTCATACACGGTTGCGTTTACCTGGTTCCAGCCTAATGAGGCACGTTCCGGGAATGCGAACCATACAGCATCGAGATACTCACCATAGTTAGGTGAACCATGAGGAATCTGTGTACGTCCATTAGTCCAGTTGAATAGTACCCCTTTGAATCCACCATGAGTGGGGTATTCAGGATCCAGGGGATAGTTGGCTAGTACCGGCTCTTTACCATTGGCGATCCAGTTACAGCGTAGTGAACCATCTGGCGGATCGGGGAAGGCCACACCGCGAAAGAAGGCCAGGTGATACCCGTTAAAATATTTCTTCGCCAGTTCCAGGTACTTTGAATCCTTTGTTGTCTGATAGACATAGATCGCACCCAGAATAGCCAGTGACTGGCCTTCTGTAGTACTGTCACTATCCGGCTGTGCTTCCCACTGAGTTTCTGCAATAAAATGTCTGTTATTCGCTAACAGATAATCCGGATTAAAAACGTAATGCTGAGTTTTGCTGTTCGTCGTTAATCCAGTATTCCGGTCCAGAAATTTTAAATGCCCTTCAATCATCTGTAGGGCATTGCTTAAATTGCCTTTTCTGATCATTAGTGTAAATCCGCCATGAGTAGAGAACCGTACCAGGTACTGCCCCCGTCTACTGATAAAAATTGAAAAATATCTACAGAATCTTTAGTAAATGTCAGTACTGGGGGACGTCCATAAGACCATATAACATTACCTGGCCACTGGATTTTATTTGCACCAGTCCCCTGAGTAATGCACACAGTTACTGTCTGACTGTTTTTATTACCGCCTACATTGATGATGGACAATTGCGTGTTTGGTACTGACAAAGTTGCAGTGAATACACGTTTACCATCTGACATATCAATTTCGAGACGTTCTTTTACACTGGAAAGATTCAGGATATCCTGAGTTATTGTTACTTTAGTATCAATATTAGCCTGTAGCACTGCATCTTTTGCATCAATTTGTGCCTTAGAATACGTACCTACATCATTGTAATTCAGTGCAACGTTAGAACTTAACGGATAACCGTTCACAGTAGTAATACGCAGGGCAAACAGATCATTCGCCTGAGTACGGGAATAGACGTCTGAAATGTCGGCAGCAACTAACTGGATATTAGTACCGGACAATGGTTTATTATTGATTAAGAAAGTCTTAGGTACAAAAGTACTGTTACTGTAGGACAGACTAGCCATATCGGTTAGCTGTGATGACGTCAGTGTAATATTACCTGTCAGAGGTAATCCATTTACAGTGACGCTTTTAGCAACAAAATTCGTATTAACCTGATTCTGAGAATAAACATCCAGAATATCTGATGCCACGAGATTCAGTGACGTACCTGATAACGCGTGTCCGTTGAGCTGAAAAACCTTTGGAATGTACGTAGCATCAGTTTGTGTCTTTGAGTACACATCAGAGATATCAGCAGCTGACAGCGTGATATTGCCGTTCAGTACCTTCCCGTTGATGGTACGGGTGATCGGTACATAACCTGCCAGATCACTGGCGGCTGCTGCACCCAGTTCTGAGAGAGTGGGTTTATCAGCACTGCTGTAGACCCTGTACCATGCTCCGGTAGCTGCACTGGAGAAATTGCGGACGTTAATAACCGGCGTTCCCGTTTTCGATACCACGAGCTGTGTACCGTTGCTGCCGTCCAGATTGGATGTACCGAGCATATCCGTACCTGTACTGGAACTACCCGCAGGAACTTTAATAAATGCGTTACCGTCACGGCCCTGATAGCTGGGGAACTCTGCTCCGTTTGAGCCTACGCCCCAGTTACCGCGATACAGTTCGATTAGAGACTCATCGAGTACACCCATCGACACCATTTCATTAGGGGCGAACATGTACGAACGGGTAACAACATTGTCATAGTCGGATGAGTCGCTACGGGACGTTAGATAGCCGTTATACATGGCATAGTTAACTGTCGTGTCGTTCTCGCCTTCATCCGGCAGTTCAACTTTGACCTGAACCAGCTCCAGCGAGTCTACGATAGCATCCAGGCTGCCATGTACTGAGGGTACATAGTTGACCTGAATAGTCATATCAGCATATGTACTGTCACCTGTAGTACGGGCTGAGTACTCTGAATCGTATGTTTCCAGCGTGGTTACAGAAGTACTTTCACCGAAACTGGGGAAGCCTGACAGCTCCTGTACCTGACTGAATGATTTTGAATTTGGATCTGTATTATTTGTGTCAGTACAGACCCATACAGAGGCTAGATTGCCTGTGAATACCTGGCCCATTATTATTCCCCGTATTTAAATATAATTGTTTGTGTGTGCACATACAGGGTTTCGCTGGCTTCGGCCTGAGTAGTCATTAAACTTTCATCAATATTGATACTGAAAATCGCCATTGCTAAAGTATTGTTAAGCTCATCGAAAAAACCGGGACTGAAGAGTGCCTCTAATAGTTTTTCAATCTGCTCAGAAGCACTTTTGAAATTTTGACCCACTGCAACAAATTCAATTCGTAAATCGCACAGGTTACGGACAGTGGGCGGGATAACCTGCCCATTCTGAACCGTATTAGCCCGTGAGATTAGATTGCGGGTTACAGTACTGTCACCGATATAGAGTTTTACCTGATCTGCTGTCGCTTTTGAGGGATACTGGAGGTTGACGTAATTGATTAATTTATTCATCAGATATTTTCTGAATGAATAGTCTGCTGTATACATTATATTTCCCTCAAATCGACATTTTTAATATAGTAATAATTTGATATGCCGCTTCGGTCATCATCAATTCTATTTATGCGAAACTCTTCACCGTCAATGATGAAAGTACTGTTAAGTTTCAGTCCAGATTTGGCAGAGAAATACGTGACAGTCGTTTGTGTTTCCTCAAAAAAGATCTCGTCCTGTTCAAATATGGCTTTAATCGTTAATGATTTTTCATCCTGAACAATAACGAGATCTTCCCCGAAAGCATTAATTAGGGACTCGCTTTGCGAATTACTAAAAAATGCTCTCATTCATTATTCCTTAGTGATAACTACGAAAGATTCAGCATGTTCAACATCGTAATCGATATATGCAAATGCACGTAGTACTAGACCTTGTGAAGCACGTTGGGTAGTAGTATCGCGGTCGATAACTAGATCTTCCCACTGAGCCAAAATAATTTCATCGAAATTACCAATGCAAATAGTATCTGCTGGTACACGAGTAGAAACGATTACACGAACTTCATCAAGTAGCCATTGATCTTCACGATAACCTTCAACCATCATCTTAGCGGCGGTATTACCTGCTACTGGAGTTTGACGCAACTGTGAATAAACAGAAGGATGAACAATCGCAGTTAGATTCTCTACTGCTACGTTTGCAGTACCTAAAGTTTCAATTGCAGTTTCAATAGCTGCCATATCAAAAGCAGTAGCAGTTTGTTTAGTTGCTTGTGAATAGACTTTAGCTAGTACTAGGTTTTCTAGATCGCTTGCAGCTTTCTTAACGAGTTGTTCAGAAACGAAACGCTCAGTAGCACCATTACTCATTTGTAGAGTACGAGTGATTGAAGTACTGCCAGTAAAGGTTTTAGGGCTTAGGGTTTTGTTAGTCCATACTGAATCGTGAATAGGAGAATCAGCACCTTCCGCAACAATACCAAATGCAGAACCCATACCGGAAGCAACTGGAATTACTAGATTGCCATTGCCAGCTAGACCAGAAAAGACCTGTACATTAAAACGGGATAGGATTGAATTAGCACGTAGAAGATCGATATAAGAATCTACCATGTCTTCTTTTACTAGTGCTGCACCACCAACGGTAGTAGAAGTACGTAGAGCATTAACAGGAATAACGATCCCACGCTCAGTACGTTGTAAGTTTTCGTCTGCTACGCCACTGGTAATAGAGCGAATAGCATTGCTTAGAATGTTTTCCATTTTGTTTTCCTTAACGTTATGGATAGGTTTATTTTTAAGAGAACGTTTGAAGTCAGTTACAGACAATCCTTCCTGGATTGCCGTTTCTGCGTCCACTTTGAACAATGAACCCATAGAACGTAGTTCTTTGATCCGTTGCTCTTCTTCTTTATTTATTTTTTCTCTTTCATCAGACTCATTTTCTAGAGAAGTATTATCAGTACTGGAATTTTCATCTGTATTTGTTTCATCTTCTTCAGCACGAGATTCTTCGGCTTCTGGTTCAGTACTTACATCTTGAGATTCATCTTCAGATTCAGGCTCGCTTTCTTGAGTTGTTTCTTCTTCCTCAGATTGGGTACTGGCATCTTCTGGTAATTCAATTTCTTCATCTGATAGTTTACGTCCAATCCCTACATAATTATCTGCTGGGACGGAAACCATAGAAATCTCAATAGGCATCCAGCGGGTGACTAAAAGATTGTCGCCGTCAATTACATAATCAAGAATTTCATAACCTACAGATACTTTCTGTAATGTACGTTCCTGTACCATTGCAAATTTTTCTGCACCCAGACCTACAGAACTGAAACGAACTAATGCACGGCCTACGCGGTCGGGGTCAATGCTTGCAGTATCAACAGTACCGATATGACTATCGTAATCGTGGTTGAAAAGCAATGGTGCTCCATCCTTTAGACGGGTTAGATCTACAGATTCAGCGGTATGAATTAGAATTTCATTATAGGCTTTGCCGTTAATATAACGTTCAACGGGAGTTTCAGAACTGAAAGAAAGTAATACCTCTCGATTAGTTGGAGTCTCCTGGAGATTCATCTCCCTTGTTTGTTTCATCTTCAAATCCATTTGAAGTTCCTTGTTGTTCTTTTCTTATCTCTTCAAATACAATATTTGGATCTTGTCCCATTTCGTGGATAACCATAGATTTAGACTTAACGCCCATTTCCAAATACATTTGCTGTACTTCAGCATCCTTAGATTGATCAATACTCACTGGAACCACTGGAATATATCGAGCTTCTTTAAGACTATTGAAATCAGTAAAAGATAAGTTTTCTAATTTAGTATTATTTATCATTTCATTCCGTAGCCAGGTACTATAGATTTTCTTTAGTACTTTGCTGATTAGTGCATTGCTACGGGTTTTATAAGCTGTCTGTTGCCATCTGTCTGATAACTTAGCTGCTGAGAATGAAGCTGAACTTGTATCACCTAGTAGAACCATCTTAGTTACGCCTAGACTCATAGCGATTTGACTCATTAACTGATCAACAAATACATCGATACGATCTACGCCTGCCTGTGGATTTACCGTTGAAATTGTCTGACCGGGCTGGAGTTCTGCGATCATCCCCGGCTCTAGATATTCGTGATAGATTTGTGTTTCAGTAGATTCATCGAGTGCATTATATTCTGTCGCACTATTTTGAATGAATGCCATTGTTGAACTTGCGATTTTCTTACCAACGATACTAGCGTTAATATATTCTTGTAGTTCTTTTAGTACTTGAGTACCTGATAGCAGATCCGGCAATCCCCGCTCCTGATAACCACCGTATTCGGCAATAAAGTAATGACATATTTCATCTGCTGGAACTCGTTCAAAGTTACTAAAGTCGATTGCCTGAAGTACTGGATTGTATCTGGCAATGTAATAAGCAACAGGTTTTCCGTACTGGTCGAACTCAATGCTATTACTTACGTAGCCGTTCTTAACCTGACCGAATTTGTTAGTAGGTAAACGAGCTGCATCAATGATTTCAATTTTTAGTCCATCGATATTATGGAAACGGATAAAACATTCCCCATCCCTGGCCCTGGTTTTCTCTACAATTTGCTGGAACAGATCGATGGATAACTTGCCATCAATACTAAAGTTTTCTGCATCTTCAGCCCATTGGTAAAATAATTTATCCAAGAGATTATTAATTGCATTTGAATCGCCTAGCTCTAATTGAACGTTAGGGCGAATCGTAATACCGTCTGCCCCTGTTACACCGTCTGCCGTAAGAGTGTTGTACTTTCTGGCTATTGGGTTATTCAAGGTTAGGTCACGAGATTTATTTCGTGCGGTTTCGAGTGTCATTCGAATGATAGAGTTAATGTTATTGCTAGTAGTACCACCGAAACCAAAACTCATTACAGATGATTGACTCTGTAGCTGTCGCTTTAAAGTACTTTCTGCTTTTTCACGTTGCGGTTTTAGTACTGGTACTTTTTCTGGCTTCTGTTTTCTATTAAACCATCCCATGTATTACCCCCTGAATACGGTAATACTTTTGAAGATACCGCCCTTTTTATTTTTCTTTTTAAGTATATCGTTTGCACGTTTTACATATAAGCTTCTAACTTTATAAAGTGCGTCTAAAGATTCATTAACAATAGTTTTATTATTGATCGTAACTGTTGTAACGGCATTCTTTGTACGGTCTTCAATAACCTGATCGATTTCTTTGATCATCATTTTACAATGATTCAATTCATCTGTTACAGCCAGCGGATCGATGATGTCCGTAGTACTGATAGAGATTGCACCAGATTTGTTTAGTACTACTGAAAATGTTCCTGTTTCCCATTTTGATGTGTCAATTTGAATGCTTGTATCTGAATCAGTTAAATTGCTGTATTCAAATACTGTCGTTTCCCTGTTGCCGATCTTTAAAGTACTATTGGCTGGAATTACTTCAGTAATCTTTTCTCCAATGAAAATTTGTTCTTTCATATTTATAGTCTTCCTTGACCAAACCAGTTATGCCTACGCTGTGGTTTTTTCACTGGTTTATTTTGTGTAGGTTCTTCTACTTTATTTATAATTTTCTGTTTAGCATTGAACTTTCTTAGCTCTGCAAATGGTGTATTTGTTAAAGTACTAAGGCAGTACATCATTCCTGCATAGCAGTAGCCAGTAAGATCTATAGCTTCGTTACGTTTATAGCCAGGCTTCAGAACCCAGTACAGATTACCGTTCTTACGCTTTAACATTTCTGAAGTCATTTGCATAAACCAGTCATCTGGTAAATCATGGGCAAAGTGTATCTTTACTGGCATTTCTTCAGCATGTTCAGATAAAGCACCATTGAGCAATTTTCTAACTTCTGTCTTTGCTGCATTAACGTTAAAGAGTATTAGGCCATGCCCAGCCTTAGTAGACTTTCTGAATAACGGATCATTCGGACTTGAAGAACCCTTGATTGGATAAACGAGAGGCTTACCAATACACCATTTATAAATCGTATTCGTAGCAGTACCGTTACTTGAGTCAATAAATGTACCCAGTACTTTCAGTGGCCTTCCACAAACGGTTTTAAACGCTGTCCTGTGTATGTAATTATCTAGTTCTACATATGCCTTAGCTTCAATTTTAGTACAGTCTTCACTATAGAATGCACGCCAGTTAACTAACCATACATTGTGTTCATCAAATGCCCATGTTAAACACTCTAACCTCGTTTCTTGCTGATCGATTGAACAGATTAGACCCTGTGCAGTACCGGGAATTGAATTAATATCTAGCTCTGGATCTCTTAGATTTTCCAGAAGAACAAGATCGAGTTCCTTGTTTACTTCATCTTCAAATGGGCGGCCTAGAATATTGTTATAGAACGTCATGAGCGAGAAGTTATAGTGAGCTTCTGCATATTCCTGTACTACTCGTTTGATCGTTGTTAACGGCGAATTTAAACGGCTGATATTATATCCGGCTACATCAGTAACTTCTGGATTCGTTGCGATCCATCTGCCATTTGAAACCGCACGTACCCTTTCAGATTCAGTAATTTCATGGTTACATTCGGGACATTCTAACCTTGCACTATCGGCGTCTGGTATAGCACGCCTGCCTCCCTCTATTTGTTTCCACTGAAACTTAATATTTTCAAAAACAATTTCATGTTCATGATCACAATGAGGACAATTGATAAAGTACTTACACTGATTACTTAAATTGTACTCCTGCATGATCAAATCATCTTTCATCTTTGGCGTTGAACTTAGAATTACTTTGCCATCAGAAAATTGGGCCGTTCTTGCGATTGCAAGTGACAATGGGTTACCCTCTGAACCGTCTACATCAACGTTTGAACATTCATCTAAGAAAGCATACTTAATAGTTTTTGAACGCAAAGTTGATGCGGCATTAAGATTCATAAAGTATACAAAATCAGAATTTGCAAGCTGCCATTGGTTTTGGTTATTAGCTTTTGACTTATCGTTTTTATTAGTAACCAATGCCTGTAATCCAGAGCGTTCTATAGTAGGTGCTAATTTTGCTGCTACGTACTGATTAGTTTCCTTAGCAGTACTGGAAGCGTATGCCATATTTGCACTATCATTCGCCATTAGATAACACATGCTGGCAGTCATTAAGGAAGTCTTGAGCATCTGTGCTGCTGAACACAAAACTATCTTTCTTATTTTTGGGTTTACTATTTCATTCAGCGGTTGTATTTGGTAGGGGTGCAATTTCATCAATTCGCCGCTAAACGGCCCGTCGCACCACCTTAAAGTACTTTGAGCATAATCACTCGGTAGGAGTTTCTTTGGAGGCTGAATTGCTTTCTGTACTATCCGTAGTATTGATTTCAACTTTTCCTTGTTGTTCATTTTGTTGTTCCTCTGGTAACTCAAATTCCGAATTACCAATTTCCTGTAGTACTGAATCGATGGCAGTACTTAATATTTGTTTTAGTTCTAGTGCATCCTTACTCTCGAATAATTCAAGGTAGGTTTTAACTGGTATTGTTCTCATCTGGTTTTTTATTTGTGAGAAGTACGATGTAAGAGATTGCTGGAGATAGGCAGTACTGATAAGTTGCCCGGTCATTTCCTGAAGTTCTAATTCTTCTTTGTCAGCTTCTGCTACTAGCTTACGTAAGCGTTCCTGTTGTAACCGTTCCTGTAGATCAACATCACGTAGAGGTGTAATGATGTTCTGTACTATCCATGCCTGAGCGTCAGTATCTGAGTCAGTAGGCATACCACGATCACGCCATGAACGAACAGTACTCTCATCGTAGCCGTACATGCGTGCAAGATTCCTCATTGAAATTTTTTGTTGAGCCATGATCATTCCTTTTATTGTTATAGTGAGGTGCGGGATAAGATTTTTTGCAAAGATACGCGTGTTAAAGATCGGGGCGAAACTACGCGTTCTTTGGAAATCGCAGGGGGACCCAGAAATCAATCTGTCAATGAGAACAATTCTCTTTTGATGCACCTTTTTGATTTAATCTGCGTGCGATTGTAGTACTTTCACCAATGACCAATCTTGTATTGATTCACCGCCTATACGCTGCTCTGTAAGAAGCTCTGTCAGTACTGAGTACATATGCCCCACTCTCTTCTTCTCTTAGCCTGTATAGCTTTGTAGTGCGTCTGCTGACACGTCTAAACTCACCGTGCCTTTTACGGTATTTGCCATAGTTAAAAAATCCTTTGATTGATTTTAGTTTTAAACTTCATATCTCTGTTAAACAATGGGCGGCGAAAACTCGCGTTCGTTGGCGAGTTGTAACAATCCTTTTTAATGCGTCTGTATCGCTCTGTACGCGTTTATTTTGATGAAGATGAACGCAGGTATATGTCATACCCAGCCCCTCTCCTGTCGCGTCCTGTAAGCTATTTATGGGCATAAAAAAACCCACAGCATCACTGCTATGGGTTATTTATCATTTCGCAATAGTTAAAGGCTAACTTCAATCTTCTTGCCTGGCTCAGCTTCACCTTCGAACATCACAGCGTTATCTATTGTTCTGATGATCCTGATAGTGAGTACGTCAGTACTGCTACTGTTCACCGCCGTGAGGCTGGCATGTTCTCGAATTTCATAGGCAACAGCATCATCTGCACGATAGCTAATAAAGTTTTCATTTAAAGTCCATTAAAAAAAGGGCCGCAGCGGGGCGGCCAAAATGTTACATCAGCAAATGCACCTTATTGAACACAGTAGGCGAGTACAGTCCAGAGCACGCCCACACCCCAGCATCATGGAGTAATTTCCGCTGATTAAAATCGGATGCACGTACTACTACTCGGTCGCTATATCGCCTGATGTTATTAATCAGTACCGGGAATGTGTCCTTGAGCATCTCTGTACTGGAGAATGATTTACTAAGAACTGCTACCTCGCAGGACTGGGTAAACGGAACATCATTCCCCACCTCGCCGAGCCATACCGCGTTAGTTCCTCGGGAAAGATCATCAATGGCTGTGTGCAGCCTCTGGTTAAGCTGTAACGTTACGAATGGCAGTTTTGCCAGTGCATAACGACAGGAGCTGTCATATGTCAGGAGTGCGGCTTCATCGTCGTCATTGATGACAATCGAGCAGAACAGGCCACGACGTTTGAAAAATGCCGCCTGGCTATTGATAGCCGTGAGCATATCGAACAGATGTGTATGTTTCTGCTCAATGGTTGTTAAGGGAGCGGGAGTCCTCTCCTGAATCTGCACTCCCAGAAGTTTTCCTGCCGTATCTGTAATTCTGTCTGCATACATTCTCATGCTCCTAAATCACCTAAAGTACTGATATAGATCGTTTTTTCATGATTTTATGTCAAGGATAAATCGTGTTGCCCCCAGGTTCCGGGGGTTTTTGTGTGCATTTTGACCTAGTGTATTGACAGGTTGTGTCACCAGTTTCTGGCCAGGGATGGTTTATTCACTACGGTACTGGGGGGGGTATGGCTACGATGGGGGATTGGAACGCGTGAAACAGCTGCATGATAAGCGTGGCTGGTTTGCTTCGTTTTGAACTACCGTTTCGATAAAAAAAATGCCAGCACGGTATGTGCTGGCTGCATATATGCTAATAGATATTTCCACTATAGATTTAACAACATAGCTGTATGCTACTCAAGAAATAATTGCATTTGTTTATAGTTCATATTACAACCATCTCAGTACTGCAACCTGCATATGGGGTGGTTTGTTGGAGGTAGGTTGCAGTACTGACAATTAGTAAGGATATTAATTGGGGGTGGAATGAACATTGTTAGTGCAAATCTAGTGCTTATCAGGAACGAGTGGCTAAAAGCGTTTTATGCCGCTGATGTCGAACAACTTGATCACCTTGAAACAGAGTGGTTCATGTCTACTAACGGACGAAAGTTTCTGTATAAAGAAATTCAGCTCAAAAGAATTTCAGCATCAAACGGCAGCCTTGCAAAATTAAAACGACGGGAGAGTAATATTCAGATTAGAGAATTTAATGGCATAGCGTGTGTCACTGGTAATGCGGAAATCAAAGATGGTGATGAGGTTCTTCATACCAATTTCATTGAGAATTGGATAAAAATAGATGGAAAATGGAAGCTCCAGTTTATTAGTTTCGAATCTGAATAAGTTATTATGCCAGTACTCAAGTACTGGCATCGCTAATCATCGGATCTTTCTATAAAAGATGAACAGAAATAACACTGAAAATGTCAGAGACAAACTAATCAATTTGCTCGTATCCGCTTCCTCAGAGAAAAGGATGTGAGAAATCAAAGTACACACATAAAACGCAAGGAATAATGATAACCAGTACGTCAAATACATCAAGTATCTAATGAACTTCATAATAAACCATCAGAACTAATTTTAGACCTAGTAGTGTATTGTACTACTCTACTACCATCATCTAACCTACTGATAAAGGTAGCGTAACTTAGGAATTTCCTTATAGAGGACAGCTCAGGGGTATACTAAGTTAAGTACTGGAGTACCCCTTGTTTAGCTCATCTTAAGCAGCCAGTACGGTTAAGTACTGGCATTTTTTACGCATGATGCAACTTGTACTGTCCGGTTATCATATTGCTACTTGATTCATTGCCGTTAGGGGCAACGCTCCAGATACTCTCTAATTGCCCTCTCAAGCTCAGGGTAGTACTTAAGCGTCACCTCTGCAATTGCCTTCTGTACTGCTTTAATATGCTGGCTTTTACCTACTAACCCCTTAGCATCATGGTACTGGATATCATAGGGGAAGTACTCATGCCTGAAGTGGTTGAATACCCATCTATTAAGTACTTTTCCCTCAACATCATTTGCATCATGCTGGCGTTTAACCAATTTATGCCAGTACTGCATTTCTCTCTGCGGTAGCTCTACCCCATTAATCTCTTCAATTAAGAGATTGAACTTCTTCTTATTAGCTTCTTGCTTTGACAATACCGCTTTGTTCGCAGACTGGCTCCGCTTGCTGGCTTTGTTCTTCGCCGCCAGAAAGGGTTCTGATTGCTCTACAGATTCAACTTCTGCGAGATTATACAGGTAGCAGAATCTCGTTTTAGTGAGTTGTTTCCGCTCTGCTTCTGGGGCGAATTTGCTAATGAGTGATTCAGTCCAGCCACGCTCTTTCAAGTCTGTTTTTGTAATGTGCATATCTGACCTAATATCACATGTGGTAAATCATTGGTGACTTTATTTTATCCCAATCGGGAATATGAACCTGTAAATTTAAATCATCGCCAAATTCAAACAACGTACATAACCTTTCACTATCAATTCCCATCACCTTAAGTTCAAATGACTCAGCCTCATCATTTCTGTCAGGTCTACCCGTCCAGTATGTACCTTGCTTATAATTGACTGCCACTTTTAATCCTCGATTAGTGCTCAAAGAAATATTTTCATTTTTGTGAGGATCGTCTGTGTAGCTTAAAAACAAATCATATTCACCACAGGAAAGATCAACATAGGCATAAAGATCATCTTTGAATAAGTAGTACTGTTCAACTTTTGCTTTTGGTAGTTTTTCCTGAACGGGGGTAAACGGATCATTTTGTGTATGCTGACGCCACCAACTATAACGCTCACAGTTCTGACGCTTATAGATTTTATTGGTTTTAAACAACTGCCCATCAAGGTAACGGTAGAATTTACAATGTATGTCACCAAAGAAGCGTAAGAATCCATACACTTCTGCACAACTTCTGAATACTACAGCATTTTGAGTGCATGTAGCGGTGTAATCATACTTTCGGTAATTTAATTTGTTCGCCATAGTGTTTCCTGTAAATTAGTTATCACTAAGCGGTATTCCTGCCAGGTGTGATTGCATCTTAACGTGTATAATTTTTTTATCAAGCATTATTTCAGCGTACTTTATTATACGGACATTGAATTATTAAGGTATGTACTAGGCATCTAGTACTAATATTTTGAACTACATTACCTTGTCAAAACCCCTATTAATCCATCTCTAATAATCTTTATTAACTTAGATATATTAGTTTCGTCGAATTATGTATTCATCATAATTATAGAGAATTGACCCACTTGTAGTTGGGTAGCTTAAGAAGTACTAAACCTTCCATAAACTCTGTGTCACTGCTTGTACTGTATCCAACGTGCAGTACATCATCTTCGTCATACTGTAGTGTCATGGTGATCTCACTACTGTCTTCAATCACCTCTTGCAGCTCCGCCAGAACTGCCATCAGCTCAACCGTGTCATAGCGTGGTACGTAAAACTTTGTGGATAGGCGTCCCCGCTCTTGATTTGTTTTCATCAGGTATTTATGACGGAAGTAAAATGCGGCATTGCCGCCAGCATTACGATAAAATGAGGAAAACATGATTAACCTATGATTAAATGGATAAATTTTATACAAAGCCGCATTACGCAGCTCATTGTATGGCGGTTGTGCAAGCTAAAATTGATACAACGAACCTGCACCACTTTGAACCATGCGTCGGGACAGGTTCATTTTATAAATTGATGCCCTCAGAACGTCGCAGCGGGTATGATATACATCCCCGTGTTCCCGGTGTTCCTGCCCGTAACTTTCTAGTTCAACGTACTGTCAATAATAACGGACTGCCCGTGATTGTCGTCAGTAACCCACCATTCGGGAAACAGGCATCAAGTGCAGTTAAATTTTTCAACAAATGTGCTACGTTCAGCGATGTTCAATATATCTGTTTTATCGTACCGCTGACATTCCGTAAAGTTGCGACACAAAATAAACTGAATAAGAATTTTCATCTCATTCACGATGAAGATTCACCGCATAAGTGCTTCATACTTGAAGGTAGTGAACATCATGTGCCGTGCTGTTTTCAGATATGGGAAAGGCGGACTTCGGTCCGCCCCAAGCACATTATCAAGAATGAGTCTGAATATTTCACCTTCTGTACTAAAGAAGATGCTGATATTCAGATAAAACGCGTTGGCACTAAAGCAGGTGAGCTTGCAGAACCGGGTCAGGAACATAAAGATCCTTCAATGTATTACATCAAAACGGATTACGTTGATGTGATAGCATCAGTCATGAAGTCTGAATTATACCTTACGGAAATCAAAGATATCAGAAAAACAACGGCCGGGGTTTACTGTGTGAGTAAATCTGAACTGATAATGACAATTGAGAAGTTCATCAGTTACCAGTTAAACGATATGCGTTTTAGTGCATAGTAATGATTCACCGCTTTGTCACTTATATAAGAAACATTACAGACCGGTGGATCATATGATCAAGGTGAGAGAAAGGCGGGCATTGCCCACCTTCAGTACTGCATTACTTGCGAGTACGTTCGTTGCGTTCTTTGTTAAGTTCAATCTGTTGCAGGAGAAATTCATTTTCCGGTTCATATTCAAGTAACCAGGCATAAGCCGCGTCGAGATCATCCTCAATATTTTCAATATACTGTTTGACATCTGGATGCCCGGCATCAATATATTCATTGATATGGCGTTTGTCATACTCAGCGGGCACTTCAATTCCGTTTACGGTAAATCCAATATTCATTATTTGTTCCTCATTGTTATTATATGTATATTTATCCCAGAAACAAAAAAGGTGAGCATTGCTGCCCACCTTCAGTTACTTCTTCAGGAAGTTCAATATTGCACTCTTTAGCTCATCGTTCTCATAACACATATGCAATAATTATATAGGTCTGATAAAGAAGAAATCGCCATCATCTTTATGTACTACAGCAAAATGAACCCCATTGATTTCATAGGTATCATTAGGGTACTTTCCTGCCATCAAATTAGTAGTGATATCCACAAATGGAATACCCTTAGTATCCTTCTCATCCATAGCAGACATAAAAGCGGCAAGCAGTAAATATAGTGTTTTTGATGTAGTTTCTATAGTACCATCATTTACTGAGATAATAAGTGCCCCTCTTAGTTTATGGTCGTCATTGTTTGCCATCATCGTAAATTTTACGTTTTTGTCATAAAGATACTCACCGTATGATGAATACTCATATTTTTTCATAGTCACATGAACTTTACCCGCCTTTTTTGAGCGACTGAGTATTGCATTCATTCTATTAATATATGCTTCTGATGTTATATCAAAAGTTTTAACTTCTTCATCATTTGTAGTTACAGGATTTTCAATTACGTTAGTTGAGGCTTCCTGTGTTGTAACATCATTTTTAGTTTCTTCACCTATGTAAATGGTTACAAAGGCTATCATAAAAGCGACAATACCTATACCGAACCCACCAACAACTCCGGCAGTACGAGATAGTACCTTACTCTTGCTCTTGCTCTTGCTCTTGTTATTCATATTATCAGTGATCATCCAACCGCCGATGACCCAAGCCGCAATACCTATTGCTGGGACAGCCAGCACTGATGTAGTACTCATTTTAGGATTTTCCTTAGCCTCAAAATGAGAATTATGTATCATTTTCAGGCTGTTAAACAAGAACATTCAGTAGTGATTTCGGTGGGATAAAAAGGCGGCAATGCCGCCAGTACTTCTATTATTTCAACCGATGATTGGTAGCTAGTTGATTTGCCGTTTTGAGCAAATCCAGATAATCAGTTTTTGCTGCGTTCTCTTTGCACCATTTGCGATTGATGGCGGCCCGCTTCACCTCATCATTGGGGTACATGACAGTAGCATGTAGCTCAGGTTGCCACGTCTCATCGTCATGAAGTTCGATGTCCCACAGGTACACATTGCCAATTTGTAGTACTGTCTGGTTGATTTCATTGATTGTAATAACGTCCATGTTATTTCTCCGGTGGTAGGGGCGTTTCACCCCCTAAGATTGGTTTTAGGAAATGTATCACCCCCCTCTGTATTATTAATAAAATATACCGGGGGGTGATACTTTTTGGGGGCGTTCCACCCCCTATGATTGGTTTTAGAAAATGTACCACCCCTCTCTGTATTATTAATAAATGATACCGGGGGGTGGTACTTTTTGATGCCTTACATCCGTTTCAGGAACTTCGCCCGTAGGAGTTCCATAGTGGTTTTATCAGGGGCAGGCGTGGCACTTCCTGTGCTCACCTTCAAACGTTTCCGCTCATCCAGTACAAACCCCGTACGGGATAATGCCGTGATGAGGGATGCACGTTCTAGCGTCCCATTGATACGGACCATCTTAGACTTATCGAGAGTAATGTAACGCCCGATGATCTCTCTACCAGCTTGAGGGGTGAGTAGCTGGCATTCATCATTGAGGACACTACGCCAGTGGGTAGAGAGCATTGCCCCCCTGTCACCATTGAAGAAGTTTGCCAGTACAAAATCGGCCACATACTGTCCCAGCACTCGTACATTCTCCGAGCTAATTACATTACCGTTTTTTGTGGAGGCGGTAAGTTTGGGTAACTCTGACAGTACAAAATCCCTGACCACGTTCCCGCTCTGGAAGTCCCTCAGATCGTCTCTCAGACGCTCCCAGTACGATTTATTTGTAGCGAGACGGCTGAGATACTCCCGTACATCTGAGGCCCGTAAACCGCGTCCCATGAAGGATAGGAGGTACTCCATCTGTTGCTGTACTGCACTGTCGTTGCTCTCAACGTTCCAGCCCTCAATACGCTCATCAAAGTTCTCTGAGAGCCATTTGATACCCTCAATACGCTGCTCTTCATCCAGCTCTTTCACGGCATTGATTGCATCGGCAACGCTGATACCCGTCAGATGCATCTCTGCCTGCTCAAACTCGAAACCGTATTCACCCAAAGTACGTTTGTACTGCCCGTAATTCATCATTGCATGGAGAGTACGGTTCTCTGCGAGCAGGTTATCGATTTGGCAGTAGTCAATCTCTGCCAGCTCTGCACGCCAGTCCCAGTACAGGTTAGTACCCCTCATCTCCCGGCTGAAGCCATTCAGATGAGATTTCACAGTTTCATAGTTCAGGAGTCCGAGATGTTTGTTTGTGACGTCCCGAAGTTCTCGGGCAGACCTGAGCACCTCATCTACATTGATCTCCTGATGGGTATACTCAATGCGGCTAGTATCGTATACGTAGTGGTAGACGTTGATAGTTCCCGTACAGTTACGAAAGCGGTTCGTTACCTGCTCGATACGTTCCGGACTGATATCACCAATGATATGAACATCACAGGACTCAAGCTCATCCCGAACGTTGATACCCTCTACGAGTGAGTTAGTACCAATCAGGCCGTTATACCCACCCAGAGTCTGACGCTCTACAAACGCCTCATATTCAGCATTTCTGTCCCCGTCCTCTGCGGTGATTCGCATCAGTCGATGATCGGGCCATGCCTGGCTAATCTTCTCCTGAAGCCCCTTCACGCCCTTGATGTAGTTGAACAGGATGATTGATTTACGATCCTCCCCCAGAGAGAGGATCTTCTTCAGGGCGATATCTTCCAGCTTGTTTTCTGGAGAAGTTCTTACCTGTCGGATCACCTTGCGGAATGGCTGCTTTTTGTGAACCCGAATTACCCGGTCAAACTTGATATTACTGAAGTATTCGGGGCGAACTGTCCCGGACATCAGTACTACGCCCCTGAACCTTTCAAACTGCTCTACAACCTCCGTATTACAGTCCCCCCTAAAACCATCGAGATAGAGAGAATGTGCCTCATCAATCACGAGCGTCCTTGTACGTGCCAGCCTATCGGGCATATTGCGGATCTGCTGGTAAGTACCTGTACCCTTCCGAATGTTATTGAAGTCTTCTTTATCGGCGGCGTTCTGCTGGGCAATAATCCGTAGCGGTACACCAACTACAAACTCATCGGGGTAATCAGTAGTGAATCTCGTCTTACCGATACCACAATCACCAATGAGCAGTACATTACCGTTCAGATTCAGCTCACCTCGAATATCACTGAGGTACTCCCCCTCTTCTAACCAGAACTCCTGATCGTACTGATAATCATCCGTTGCATTATTACTCTCCCTGTACTCATCAATTTCCGGTACGGAATACTGAGTAAGTTCGGCGGGGAATTTATACCCATCGGGCAAATAACCCTTAAGCATGAACACATTCACATTGGATGAGATTGTGTTTTTGAAAAATTCCTGGGGATTAGTGTTCGCATCAGAACGCTGCACTAACGCCACACGGCGATAATCATATACGCCATATGATTTCATCACCTGAGCGAAAAACCACGCCCTGGAGCGATTGAGAGAGCCTGAGCAGTGCTTAACGACGTCATCAAATATCGTTGATAGTACTGCATCGTCAATTTCAATCTGGTCAAAAACATTTGCATCAAACTTCTGAACCGACTCAACGTATGCAATATCTGTAAGAGGGTTAAGTAAACGCCCCTTGTTATAGTGAACATAGGGAAACTTGCCACTATAGCGAGCTGGTACGTTCTGACCCTGAGACAGGGTAAAACATGAGCTATCAATATAGGCAAAACGTGCCTTGAATGACTCGCGTAACTCCTGCCATTTCTCACCGGATATTGGCTGGTTGAATGGCACCAGAATACGGCAACGATCCCCTGCTTTTACGCCATAACTTACAGAGCTGTAGAGCAGGTATTCAAAATCACTGAGATCGTTCTGAATATCCTCAAACGTCATCTGTACTGATTTGGCATTACCCGGATCATAATCGTAGTCGAGAACGAAACCGCCCCGGCTGGCAATATTCATATTCTGGCGTCTGCCACCATCTTCATGAAGAGTCCCCAGAAGCATCATTGGCAACTGGGCTTTTTCAGTTGCCGAGGTAATTACTCCCCATGATTCAGTGTCCTTAGTAGAGGAAACAAAATCCTCCCAGGACTCTGTTACCTGGCGGGCAATAGAAACCTTGCCCTTCTTGAACTGGTCCGTATATATTACATCAATTTTCATCATCGCATCCTTGCGTTATTAGTTCTGTTTCGTTATTACTGGCCGAAACTGCCACCTCTGGTAATCATTACCTCATTGATGAGTAGAGATACTGCCTGGGATTTATTTTTCGCTCTCCCAGAGGCAATTAGTGAGTCAATGAAATCAGCCTGTTGCTGAGTGACTCGGACCCCGATCATCACTTCTTTATTGAATTGTTTATTTGTGCTCATAGTCGCTCCGTTCGTTAACTATTTCCATGAAAATTAGCTCAAATAAAACGGCTACTTAAAGCCGCTTTAGAACTAACCACACAGAAGGATATAAACATTGTACCCGACGATTAAAAACCATTTCATAAATCTTCGGATAGTTTGTTTATTACATTTTATTTATCAATTTTTCTCGAAAACAGCGTGAAAAGAAGCCCCGCCGAAACGGGGCAATCTCACCACCATAGGAGAAATGGTCTACGGGCTTACCCGCCGTAAGAGGTTTATCATTGAGTAAAAATATTATACCGTATGAATCGTTTTCGTTTCATTTATTGTTATTTATTGTTATTTATTGTATTGATGATGTTAGTTATGAGTTTTGCACTAAAAATAATTATTAGAGCGACCATCAATAGGATGGCAGGCCAACCTAAAAGCATCATTGCCGTGATAAACACGATTAGAAATGCGAGTGTGAAAAACTGTGCGATAAACATATCATTCTCCTGTTGATATTATTTATCATAGAAACAAAAAAAGCGGCCCAAAAGGCCGCCTTTATGAAATTATTTGTTGGGCCAGAACATCTTACCCTCTAGCTCTGGATAACCAGCTACTGTTAGCATACCAGTAGCTGTATCGTATAAACTATTATATAACTCACGAATTTTATGTAACCTTTCTGATGCCATGCTAAACCGTTCATCTTTAGTTACTGTCGGATGTAACGTTACGTTGTCTTCTTCTAAAGCATCATCAGCAAACTCGACATCAAAAATCCAATTCGGTTTGATTCCCGCACCTGCAAAGATTAGTACTTCATCGCTACCAAAGCATTTAATCTTGATTGAAATACATGCATCTGTTTTGTCTACAATGACATACTCAACAATCGAACTGATGATTGATCGGATCTTTTGTCGCTTAGCATCTTTCATGTCATTAAATACATTCCAATGTATTAATTCCATGAACTCAACAATATTTACCTCAAAGGAACCTTTGCCGGAAAGAAGTTCTTTTCGCTCTTGTAATCTTTGAACTTCAAGGATCAAAGCATTACGCTCTTCATTTAAGCTATTAAGTTGAATTGCTAACTCTGTAACATTTGGGGCCAATGAGATAGTAGTAACGATATTATCAATACGAGTACCAAGTACTGATACTGCCGCCTGTTTAGTTTGGATAGCATTTTCAATATCAGTCGTATCGCTACCATCGCGGCGGTTTTTATCCATGTAGCCTATAATCAATGCAATCATAGTACAGTGATCAACTAAAGGTGCAGTTATTGACCAACCATTACATTTTTTTTGCAAATGACTTCCATTAGTACAGATATATCGAGGCAAGCCGTGATTCATAAATGAGTGCATCGTACCGCCACATTTTTTGCATCTCAGTAGAGATAATCCTGATAAAAGTTTGATAGTATCAAGTTCATCTGTTTTTTTAGATTGATATTTGTTCTGTTTTCTCATTTCTTGAAGTTTTATGAACTCTGCCTCATCTTTACAAAGCCAAGGATAGTAATTACTGAGCTTATGAGATTGTCCGTTCACTTTGATAGTACGTTCACCTATCAATGCCCTATTTTCCCTCATCCGTTTCAGTACTTGATAATCCCATTCCTTACCATTCAAGCCGTTGGGATATTTACTATCTAAGTGACGCTTTACGCTGTACATACCCTGCCCTTCTAAGAAAAGATCAATCGCTTCGCGGGCAATATTCCAGTACTGACTATGCGGCCTTACAGCTTCGTATTGCGATCCAGAATCATCAATCCAAAACGGGTGTTTCCCCACCGACTTGATGTTCACAGGCAGCCCGTCAAGATGACGCTTAACGAGTGTCGTAACGTTACCAATCGTTCGATTTGATTTTGTTTCAGATTCCTCATTGCCACGGATAAACATGAGGATAGAAATCATTAAATCCGTTGGGTTATTTCTGATGGATGCCTTGTTATAAACTTTTTTATCCATCCCCGTAACAATTGTTAAACCTAAGCCAATAATTTCGAGAAACAATCTAAGAGCTTCATCAACATCGTCCCGGCTTAGTCGATCTAAGTTTTCGCAGTAAAGCCACGAATCGGATGGAATCGCTGTACTTTTAACAGCGTCAATGAAATCCCCGAGTTTACCCGCCCGGTTCTTACCTCTAAACGCACTCACACCCGGTTCGATGATTTCAACCATTTCGAGCTGATGCTCTTCAGCATAAGCCCTAGCTGCGGCAAGCTGACGCATCTTCGTGGTTCCCTGATTCTGACGGTCTGAAGACCAACGAATGTAGCTGTAAAGTTTTGGCATGATGTATACTCCGCGTTTTCCTGACAACGATTGTACAAAAAAATGGCTAAGATTGGATTTTTATCATTAGGATGCCCGAAAAACCTGGTGGATTCCGAACGCATTCTTACCGAATTGCGCACCGAGGGTTACGATGTGGTGCCGCGTTATGACGATGCCGATATGGTGATCGTTAACACCTGCGGCTTCATTGATAGCGCCGTGCAGGAGTCGCTGGAAGCGATTGGCGAAGCCCTGAATGAGAACGGCAAGGTGATTGTCACCGGCTGCCTGGGCGCAAAAGTGGATCAGATCCGCGAAGTGCACCCGAAGGTGCTTGAGATCACCGGTCCGCACAGCTATGAGCAGGTTCTGGAGCACGTGCACCACTACGTGCCAAAACCAAAGCACAACCCGTTCCTGAGCCTGGTGCCGGAACAGGGCGTCAAGCTGACCCCGCGCCACTACGCCTATCTGAAAATTTCCGAAGGCTGCAACCACCGCTGCACCTTCTGCATTATTCCGTCCATGCGTGGCGATCTCGATAGCCGTCCGATTGGCGACGTGCTGGCCGAGGCCAAGCGTCTGGTCGACGCCGGCGTTAAAGAGCTGCTGGTGATCTCTCAGGACACCTCCGCCTACGGCGTCGACGTTAAGCACCGCACCGGTTTCTACAACGGCTCGCCGGTGAAAACCAGCATGGTCAGCCTGTGCGAAGAGCTGTCAAAGCTCGGCGTCTGGGTGCGTCTCCACTACGTCTACCCCTACCCGCACGTTGACGACGTCATCCCGCTGATGGCAGAAGGCAAGATCCTGCCGTATCTGGATATCCCGCTGCAGCACGCCAGCCCGCGCATCCTCAAGCTGATGAAGCGTCCTGGATCTGTGGATCGTCAGCTGGCCCGCATCAAGCAGTGGCGTGAAGTCTGCCCTGAGCTTACCCTGCGCTCGACCTTTATCGTCGGCTTCCCGGGTGAAACCGAGGAAGATTTCCAGATGCTGCTCGACTTCCTCGCTGAAGCGCGTCTGGATCGCGTGGGCTGCTTTAAATACAGCCCGGTTGAAGGTGCCACCGCTAACGCGCTGCCGGATCAGGTGCCGGAAGAGGTAAAAGAGGAGCGCTGGAACCGCTTTATGCAGCTGCAGCAGCAGATCTCTGCCGAGCGTCTGCAGGAGAAAGTGGGCCGTGAGATCCTGGTCATTATCGATGAAGTCGATGAAGAGGGCGCGATTGGCCGCAGCATGGCCGATGCACCGGAGATCGACGGCGCGGTCTACCTCAACGGCGAAACCAACGTGAAGCCGGGCGATGTCGTGCGCGTGAAAATCGAAAACGCCGACGAGTACGACCTGTGGGGAAGCCGGGTTTAATCGACCCTGTGCATAACGCCTGATGGCGCTGCGCTTATCAGGCCTACATAACCGTAGGCCCGGCAAGCTTGCGCCGCCGGGCGTTAGCAGACCGTAATCAGGCAGATGCCCCAAGTTTCATACGGCGATAGCCGTGACATATCATTCATCTTTCACTGCCTTAAGTATCAGCTGGTTATTGCCTGCCTCGACGATCCGGGCCTTGTCCGGATAACGGGCATTTGTGGCTACGCTGTAGGTAACGTCGCCCCTCCGGGACGGTGGCATTTCAAATGGGTTGTCCATCCGGGGCCTTTCCCACCCGGACGTGCTGACAGAATATGCGCTGGTATAAATTAGGGACAGCTGCGGCAATACCCTGAGGGATACCCCGCCAGCCAAGACCCTGAATATTCCTCAGCAACACTGTTCCGTCGTTCGGGAAAACGTAGTTGTACACCTTGCCGTTGTTGTCACGACCGTACCGGGGGTCCTGACGCAGTGGGTTCTTTTCCAACAGCCGCATCGTGCAGCTGCCTTCCAGCGACTAGGGCGAGTGGTTCAGGATCACGCAGTTGACCGGATTGTATCCCGCCTGTTTCACCAGCATATTCGCCAGCATGGTGAGGTGATGATAGTGCCCTGACTGTGAGCGACGATGTTATTTCCCTGCATCCATATCACAGCGCATATGATCCCAGCCTTTATAATTTTTTATTTCTGGTATCTTATCGGGCTGATCCTGCCAGTTAGTTTTGAATTGCTCAGTGCTTTCATTCAGACCTTGTTTGGTCATGTACACCACTCTCCAGGCCCAGCCGGGAAATTTGGGATCTATGTGATGTACAGCACCATCTGATGCCGTGTAAGTGATACCAGGGCCATCAGCTGTAAGTCGAGGATCGTCAAACGGCTTTGACGACATATACAGCCGGTGCTTTGTCTGCAAAAATCCCTGGTCATTCACAACGGTGAAGGAAACAATGTCCTCTCTCGGCGGGGATGAGTCACCATTCGGTTCGTTTTCTCCCGGCGAGAATGTCGCCGTGGTCCAGGTTTTTCCGTAATCCTTTGATACAGAGAAAGCTCCCGGGTCCCAATTTGGAATAGCCAGATAACGTTCTGAAGGGTGCATGAATTTTTTGGTAAATATTCGATAAAACTGACTCCATATCTGATTATGAATACCTCTTTGCGTATCCGTGTACCAGAGCTCTCCCTCACAGTTCCACCCTTTCAGCTCCAGGTAACGATGGTCGTCGAACCGGTAAACTACCTGGGTCGGCGGTTCTTTGGCCCCGCATCCGCTAATCACCAGCATTGCCGCCAAAACGCTTACTGTTGTCTGAATGAAATTCATATCAATTCCCTTTCGTTATTTCCCTGCATCCATATCACACTGCATATGATCCCAGCCTTTGTAATTTTTCACTTCCGGTACTTTATCCGGGAGATCCTGATAGTTGGCATGATATTTAGCAGTGTCATTTTTAAGCGCCTGTTTCGTTATATAATCCAGCCCCCAGGCCGGACCGGGTGCACCAGGCTCAATTCGCTGAACTGTTCCATCATCCAGCATGTAACTAATTCCCGGCCCTCCTGGTACCAGCCGTGGGTCATCAAACGGCTTTGACGACATATACAGCCGGTGTTTCGTCTGCAGAAATCCCTGGTCATTCACGACGGTGAAGGAAACAATATCCTCTCGTGGCGGGGATGAGTCACCATTCGGCTCGTTTTCTCCCGGAGAGAATGTCGCCGTGGTCCAGGTTTTTCCGTAATCTTTTGATACCCTGAAGGCGCCCGGGTCCCAATTTGGAATAGCCAGATAGCGTTCCGAAGGATGCACAAATTTTTTAGTGAATATCCGAAAAAACTGAAAATATAATTGCGAATGGACACCTCTTTGCGTATCCGTGTACCAGAGCTCTCCCTCACAGTTCCACCCTTTCAGCTCCAGGTAACGATGGTCGTCGAACCGGTAAACCACCTGGGTCGGCGGTTCTTTGGCACCGCACCCGCTGACTGTCAGCATTGCCGCTAATGCGATACCTGCCGTCTGAATGAAATTCATATCGTTTTCTCTTTCGTGATCCCCAGCTCACGGTCTGTCAGCGTGGCCGGTCTGTCCCATTGCGTATTCGGTATCTCCTTATAGTCATTCGCCAGATACCCAGACGAAGGAATAATCGTTGTGGCATTCATAAACTGATTCACCACCCCACACGCTTTTAACGAAGGAACAACCTCATCGGGTTTGTTCATAAAATCTTTTGTGAGAGCAGTATCCAGTCTTCCCGTCCGGTAATACTCTCTCGCCTGCGGGTTTCCGTTAAGATGGTCCCGCCAGTCTGCCCGGTGCAACAACGCTTCCCAGAATTCTCCCGCCTTGTAATCAAACGCCTTGCACTGGCCTATCACCAGGTCAAACGCCATTGCGTGGGAAGGGGCAAGCTCACTCATCACAATCGAAGAGTGCTGGCTGTAACCCACCGGGTCTAATTCACGCCACTCTTTTTCAAGCTCTTCACGGGAGCGCACCCGGATCAGCATCAGATTTCTGAAATCACCCAGCCCGGTCACATTACCCTGCACAACCGGGTAACCTTTCTCACGACTGAGCTGCTTTATTTCGTCTGGCGTTAACGAGTGACCAGGCTTCATGTCCGGGTATTCATATTTACCCAGCGGCAACACAACCGTTTCCGTTCTGTTAATGGCATAAGCTTTCGCCGAGTAGGAGATGTACGCATCCGGGCTGTCAGGGTTGATATACGTCCTGTATGGGGTGTCACAGGTTTCCGAATTATTATCCGGGTGATTATCTTCCCCCTCTAATTTAAAGATGAAAGGGTCCGGCAGCTCTTCACCGTTAACAACCACATCGCTCGCGGTATAAGGGGCATTCATGGTAACGCCGTAATCAAAATCGCCCTTCCGCGGTGACGGCATTGTAAAGGGCTTTTCATCCGGCGGCGTCCCCACCTCACCGTGTTGATAAAACACGCGCTGGTATAAATTAGGTATCTCTCCGGCTATATCCTGCGGTATTCCCCGCCAGCCAAAACCCTGAATATTCTTCAGCGACACCGTTCCGTCGTTCGGGCAGAAGTAGTTGTACACTTTGCCGTTGTTGTTACGGCAATACCGGGGGTCCTGACGCAGCGGGTTCTTGTCCGGCATCCGCAGCGTGCAGCTGCCTTCCAGCGCCTTAAGGTCATCTTCCGTAATACTGCCCCCTTTGTACTGCACCGCTATCACGGCACAGAAGTTTTTAAACGTCTGCTGCCGGGCCCCGCTGGTCTGGTGGTGCCCCGACTGGATATCTTCCATCAGCCGGTTTTCCAGCGAATAGGGCGAGTGGTTCAGGATCACGCAGTTGGCCGGATTGTATCCCGCCTGTTTAACCAGCATATTCGCCAGCATGGTGATAATCGTCCCCTGGCTGTGGGCCACGATATTAATCACATCATTCTGTGTTACAGGCTCACGCCGGATAGTGAGAATCAAATCCGCCAGCCGCTGGGCGGCAAAAAACTGATAGATACGGTGCGGATTGGGAAAAATGGGGTGCGTATAGTCACCATCGTTCATATGCAGTGTCGCAAAGCCTGCGGCGGCAACGGCCGCTCCTCCTGCCCCTGGCCCCAGCATATCGGGGATATTGGTGGTGGCATTGGCAAAGGTTCCGCCACCTTTGGCAAAATTCATATCCAGCGCATTGTTCCAGTTATCGCTCTGAAATTTTACCGCGTTACCGCCATCGTTGCCGACGGCCTTCATTTTCTCTTTATTGTTCTGCTGGTAGGCATCATAGGGAATATGGGCGTTATCTCCCAGCTTCTGAACGTTCACCTCATTCCGGTAATTCTGCTGGTCTGCAACCCAGTCGTCATACGTCACCGGCTTGTAACCCCAGTAGAACGGAATAACCGGTGA